TATATAATGATCGCATTTTTGTTTTGTGTTAAAGGCAGCAACAGAGCACTCGTAATGTTCACGGGGCGAGCTAGTACACCGCTTAGTTTTTACGTCATATTTAACACCGTCCTTAGTAATATCATAATCATATGTATTGCTGATTTCGCCTTTGACTATTGCATTGGCCACTTCTTCACCTAAAAACCCAGCAATATTGCCATCACCCTTCGTAATAGATTGCTTAAGTTTTCCCATTTGACGCGCCTTACGCCAAGCTCGTTGCTTCATCTGTTCTGTAATTTTGATTTCAATCATTTCTATATAACTCTCTTAACATCTTTAGGCTTGTGGCTAAGGATTCATTTTCCGTGTATTTACCTACCTGTTCGTATAAGCGTATTGTGATAGCTCTTGCTGTTTCTTCATCAATAAACTCATTGATGATACCGTATATTTGGCGTGCTTCATAATTATTGGTTGGCATTTACATTCCTTTCAAAGATTATAATTAGCTGTAAAAACAAAAACATCCATGTATCCCTTATTGTTCTTATCTAAGGGAACAATAGAACTACCATTATGCCATAATTTTTTATCATTTATTGTTACCATTCGGCCTCCGTCCAAAGGTAATGATACAAAATGATCACTATCTTGATTATCATAAACCAATAAGTTGCCACCCAATATATTATGTCTAGTAATTCCTATCATTGATATAACATCGTAGCCATCCCTATGTACCCCTTCTGGAGAAATCTCGGTGGATTCTGAAGTAGTAATGACTCTCATTTGATGTATATCTACTTGCGTGTTGGTGGGGAGACTGGCCATCATCCTAAAAGAATATACAAGCTCTTTCATGCTATCCCCATATAAAACATCTTCTTCAATATTTTCAAATTTTCTTTCCACATTACCTTGAAAATCATTATATTTATCTGTTTGCATAAAGCTGTTGATGGGAAGGGTTTTAATGGCTTTAGGTTCTAACATAAGCTCTATCACAGAATATCGTCGTAATCTATATTTACCATCCTTGTGTTCGGTACTAGGAAGATTATGAAACGAAGGGGCCAATTCGCGAACTATTGCATGATTGAATTCATCTAATCTTAAGAGGTTCATATCGATTCCTTTATTTATTTATTTATCCCGGCGCCTCATAAAAACCAATTTCGTGCCCTTCGGCAGTACATTTTTCTATTGTTTCATTTTCACCCAATGCATGCAAATGATCGTCCACATAGTGACATATTGATTGATTGGTGCCGGGCCACTTATTTTTATAGAAATGACACAACTTGGTACATTTAAAACTGGATCTATTTTGTGAAATGGGGCGTGGGAAATTGTTTCGTTTTATTTGTTTGAATCTTTTTTCTAGCATCCCTAGAAACTTTTCCTGATCACTTTTATCAAAGCACATGCTAAATGGGCCACCATCCCTAATATAAAATATCGACATAATGGCCTGTTCGTATTCAGGGAACAGTTTTGATATGGCGTAATTATACAACAATAGCTGCGGATCTTCAATAAGTTTTTCGTAAGTTTTTTCCTCTCCTGTTGCCCAGTTCAATCGTCGACCGGTTTTCCAATCTATAACCTCGATGACACCATCGGACACTTCTGTCACTAGGTCGATTGTACCTTTAATAGCTAATTGGCCCTTTATGATTTCCCCATTAGGCATCTTATATTTAAACTTAGCCCAATCTTTTTCAATTGGTATATCAAACTGTGGTTCTGGCGCCACTATTGTTCGTAGTCTGGGGTCAAATTGTCCGTCATTGTATAACAACGCATCCTCTACTGATTTTTGACAAAACTTAAAATCAGCATTGGTATAATTATGAGTACAATTTTCTGAATAATACTCATAACTTCGCTTGAGTAATCGACACACAAACGCTTTGGTGTATAAGCTTTTCGCCGTAAAGTTAACCTTTCCTATAGCATCATCGGTTATAGACATAGACTTTTGTTCTTTATCTTGAAGGCGTTTTTTACAAGACGCCAAACATTCCATTACCTTATGAACAATGGTACCAAGTTGAGCCTTTTTACCAGAAATAGATCTATGGCCCAAAACATATGTTATAAAATATTGCATCTGGCAATAATCATAATTATTATATGATGAACTTCTAATGTATGTTACTATCATGAGTCCTCTTTAAATTTATGTATACCACCAACTAATGTTGGTTCAGTTTCTTGAGCGGGTAGCGTTTCTGGCAACTCTTTGCCTAACCATCCCCATTCATCCAGAATTCTGATAATTTCAACGTTGGTGTCGTGTATGGTCATATTTTGGTTATCGATTATAGCATCAAATTCTTCATATGTATCTAGCGCGCACTCGCTTGCGTGAACATCTTTGTGGTTACTTCGTGTCAGCTGAATAACGTGCCCTCCCGCATCCTGAATAGCTTGAACTTCATTGGGAAATCTACAATCATCCACAACCGCTAAAAGAGATCCTTCTCTAGCTATGTCGGCCATAAGCCTAGCTTGCCACACATCTTCATATATTTTTCTACAAACATCAGTTCCGAAAAATTGCAAAAATTCTCTAGCTGACATCTTTCCCGGTTTATGGTATTTTAAGGTACCATCATTGATTAGTTTTTTGATTTCCGGTTTTTTTGCAAGATTGTAATTAGTAATTACGCCGGGCATATCATCCCACGAAAACCAAGTTTTACTATTTTTTTCTATATCACTTCCATATACTTGTTCTGGTTTAATTTCAAATATACCAGTCACGATTTCTTTAAGGGTTCCTGCAAAAGAGTAACGTTTGATATAAGGCCACATGCTATAGGCGGCCCATTCTGCAAACTCCATGTCATTTCTAGAAGTGTCAAGAATTGCTTGGCTTTTTTCTTCTTTACCTTCTGAGTCAATTAATGCTGTATCAATCACAAGGTTTCCGTCTTGAGTAATAGCAAAACCGTCGATAACATGATGTGCTCGTAATTGGTATCCGTGTAAAAAATTACAGGTAGTACTTTTACCTGATTGTTTGTGACCCGCTAGTGCTAAGATTCTGGTTGTCATATTAAATTCACCTCTTGTAATTGTGGCTTTAATTCTTGATGAATAGTATCAATATCCATATCACCAACATCTTTAGTGGATAAGGTGGGACGATAATAGTTAAATCTTCTGCCGCATTTTTTGATAATTTGTTTGGATGCCTTTTTACCCGCTTCATCAAAATCTGTTAATATAACTAGATTGAGGGCTCCACTTTGTTCTAGTAATAGTAATTGGTCATCATTGATACTAGAGCCAAAAATTCCAACACAATTTTGATATCCCGCTTCATGCATGCGCCATACGTCTCCTTGCCCTTCCACTAAAATAACCGTTTGGCTCTTTTGTATATAATCTTTGGCTATATTTAGCCCATACAAGAAAGCCTTTTTAAAACCTTTGCTATGTAGCCATTTTGGTTGCATGTCGGTATGAATTGCACGCCCCATGCATCCTACGTAATTATAGCTTTCATCATAGATTGGCACAACAATTCTTCCTGACATTGGTCGATTTTTTTCCAAACATACCCCAATATCAAATAAATTTAGAATATCTGTACAAAACCCCCTATTAATATAGTAGGGGGCCGGAATATCTATTTTGGATCTTATGTCTTCTCGGTTGATGTTATTGGCCCGTCTCTCTAAATGACGATCAAATATTTCCAATAACTGTACATCTTTATTTTGGGGTTGTTCAGCAACCTCTAAGTTATCTATATCAACATCTAAAAACTTTAAACAAAAATCAGCCGTTTGATTTAAAGATACCTTTTGTCCCCCACGATAAGCCATTACCCCTCTTACGAAACCAAATAGATTACTTGTAAAATCCTCTTCACAGTGCTGTGTCCAACAGCTCCAGTTACCTTTAGAAGAATCTCCATCTGTGAAGATACTACATCCCTCAGGATTATCACCACCATGTACCGGACATGGAAAAGAATATCTGTTAGGAAATTCCATATATTCTACTTGAAGAAATTTTAATAACGAGGGGAGCCTTTCAAATAGGCGATTACACATACTAACTATCTGTGTCTTCGTCAAGCTCTTCTTGTATTTCAAATCCTTCTGATCTTGATCTTGCATTTCGGTGTATTTCGTTACGGGTTTCATCTTCTTCAATTTTACCAATATTTCCAAACATTTTTACACTAATATAATCTCCATCATCTAAGCCGCATCCATGTCGCGCTACTACGGGAACTAATTTTCTATTACCATGTTCAATAGAATCCTCGGCTATTTCTTCATCTGACTTCATCTTAAATATAGAGAAACTTGTACATAACCAGATCAATCTATCTGATCCAGAAACAACATCAGTAGACTCCCTAGTGATACCATCTCTATTAAGCTGCACAAAGCTCAAGCATGGTACGTCATACTTGACGCAGAAATTATGTAGCTTAGTAATTTGAAATCCTAATACTTGATATTCTTGCATTACATTGGTAATACTTTCGGACCCCATTAATTTAAGATAGTCATAAACTATTAAACAATCCTTAGTTCTACCTTCACCGTCAAACCCTACGTGCTGATAAATCCACTTACGCATAATGCCCAGAATATGCTCAAAAGGTTGACCAGCAATACTTAGATAGTGATATGGAATGCTTTTTAATTTTTCTGCTGCATCATGTACCTTTTCTTTTTCTATTTCATTCTCATTAAATTTACCAGTGGCAACTTTATTTATCTCGACACCACTGAAATTTGCTAACATTCTGTTGAGATGGTCTTCTTTAGACATTTCTGTGTCTAACATCAAGACGGGTATATTAAGTTTGGTGGCCACATTAAGCGCCACAGCATCTCCAAACATAGATTTACCAATCTTAGGACGGGCGGCGATGAGATCCACACATTTACGCCGGAGGCCGCCCCCGATAGCTAAATCATATCTATCAAATCCCGTTGGTATTCCAACTGTGTCTGATACGTTTTCAGAAAGATATGTGAGATACTCATCAATATCTTCGCCCAGCACTTCTGTGTGCTTATTAGAAGCTTGGTATACATCTGCTGTGGCATCAAGGATGGGTTCTTCAACTCGTGAAATAAGATCAATAAGATCTTCGTCACCCGTGATAGAGTTGAGTTCTTTTTCGCAAGCTTTAAGTGTTTGCTTAAGATCTCTAGCCAATTTAATTTTAGCTATTTTGGCGGCATGCGATTGGACATTTTCCTGATGTATAGGAAAGTTGAATAG